CTATCCGCAAACACTTTCCAAAACTTGACTGGTCAGATGAGATCACCTATGAAGAGTTTTGCGAAACTGTTGAACGAGAGTCAGACAAAGACGAAAACTGGATTTTTGGAGAGGGCTATGATTACTTAAAGTCACACAAACAACACTATGACCGTATGCACGGCGAGTTTTTACAAAAACATTGGAAAAAGAAAAAAGAGGAGGCAGCGTGATGACTGACAAATATGAAACATTAGAAACACTCAAAGGCAACAAAGTTCTAGATATCAATGAATGGATACGCAAACAAGAAGATGATTTGTTTCACTTCAAACAACAGTTTGATGCCAAAACTGCCACTGACGAAAAGTTTTTCAAAAGCAAAGAACTTGCTATACGGGCACAAAAAGATCTAGTAGGCAGTTGGTTGGAGCAACTGGATGAAGCAAGTGATTTTATGTTCCAATACAACATCAAACTCGTAGTGAGCAAGAAACAATCAGCTTAACACCAACCTGCCTGGGCTAAAGCAGTAAAACTGGCCCATTTTTATCCAATAAACAGATGCAGATGGTAAATACTGTATGAAACAAAACAACAACGATAGACCAGAAGGATGGGGCAAACGAGGTCCCAAGCCCAAAGCACCCACAGAAGGTGTGATAACAGGCCTTCCAGTAGGTCGTGACAAAACAGTGGTTCCCCAAGAACAAGTAGAAGAACTTGCACACCTTGGATGCACCAACAAAGAGATTGCCAACTTCTTTGGAGTTAAAGAAGATGCAATAAGCAGAAACTTCGCGGTAGAACTTGTAAAAGGCCGTGAAACAATGAAGATAAAACTACGCCGTGCAATGTTCAAGAACGCAGTAGTAAACGAAAACACCACAATGCAAATATGGCTCAGCAAACAGTATCTAGGAATGACAGACCAACCTGTTAACAGCGAAGCCAATGCACCACTACCGTGGAATGAATCATCAACTATAGGAGATAACAAAGATGACAATGAAGAACTCTGGGACGATATCCCTAACACCAGTGAAGAAACCAGTAGCGCCAGTGAACAATGATGCGCCTAAAACAGGTGGTGAACAATGACAGCAATAAACGCAATATGCGATGAAATGAACGATTACATCAATCTGCATGGGAAACTAAAACGCAGCACCCACAAAGGTGGACTGCTCAACGGATGGCACGATTTAGACAATCAGTTTTGGTTGGACTTGTTTGATCAAGCAGACGCAATCAGTGAAAGCACTAGACATCATTTGCCACAGTGGATTGAAAATGACATCAACACCATGCGGAAGTTGTTGCACTCATATGGCAACGAACACAGTAACTTGTTGAACCCACCACAAGAGCACATGAAAGATCTACCCAAGCGACTAACACGCATACACGAAGATCTAACTGTAAAAAAATGTCTATGGAGAACATTGATGAACATAAGAGAAAAGATCTACAATCCTTATATGGACATTGATCTACCCAACGAAGATTCCAGCATTGGCAAACTGCGTCCTAGCACATTTGCCAGTTTATTTGAAATGAGTGCAGTATGAAGTTCGTATACACCACCAATGAACTGCCTGTTTACAACTTTGCCAAACTAGGCGGAGTATTAGCGGAAGACAACACTGTTGAACTCACTGATGACGCATACCAGCGTTTCTTGTTTGAAACCAAACTCAACTCACACACTCTAACACTATACAAGGAACCAACGCTATGAAAGAACTGATGAAGGCCACAACAAGAGTAATGAACTTGATTTATTTGTTCATGTTGATATATGGCATCAATGTTACCCTAACTTGGATAATGAGTTTTGCCTAGGATCAAGTATGTGCCAGCAGTCAAGGGCCCCAGCCCAACAGGAAGAGGTCGCAGAGCAGATCCCAACTGTTGGAAAACAGGTCCTTGTCCTGTGACACGAGACAAATACTATGCGTTCTTAAAACACAAAAGCCAAAGCAACTACAGAGGTGAAACACACACCCTCACTTGGGATCAATGGCAAACGCTGTTTCCAGATGAAGTTTGGAACTGTAGAGGACGTGGCAGCGAGGATCTTTGTTTGGGTAGACTTGATTGGGACAAAGGCTGGGAATACGACAATGTGGCAACAATGACCAGAAGCCGCCATTTTACAATCAAGAAAGAATACAATGCTCAACAAAGATTACGATCCTTATGATCAACTGGAATACCTCACCAATGGATATACAGAACTTGCAGGCTTGCTCAACAGGCAGACAAAGTTGATGGACGATGCAATACGCCACATAAGACACCAAGACCAAATGATCCAAGACCTCAACATGAGATTGATGGCAATGGAAACACACCTCCTGTGAAACTAGCACCATGGCAACAAGCCGTCAGTGATGACCCCAGTAGATTCAAGTGTATCTCAGCTGGAAGACGTAGTGGCAAAACCTATCTAGCCATCAGAGAGTTGTGCTGGTATGCACATCAACCCAACAAGAACGTTTTCTACGTTACAAGTTCATATCGTGCAGCAAAGATGATTGTTTGGAAACCACTCAAAGACCAACTGTTGAATCTACGTTGGGTGAAAAAGATCAACGAATCAGAGTTGAGTATAACACTGAAAAACAACAGCGTGATATCACTCAAAGGCTCAGAGAACATACAAGCATTGCGTGGTATAAGTCTTTCATATTGCGTTATAGATGAAGCAGCATTTTGTGATCCTGATTTATTCCCAGAAGTTATTAGACCAGCACTGGCTGACCAACGTGGCGATGCAATGTTTATTAGCACACCCTGTGGTAAAAACAACTACTTCTATGACTTGTTCAATCTAGCCAGCACCACACCAGGTTGGAACAGTTGGAGCATGACCACACTTGAAGCAGGAATGGTAGACCCTGAAGAGATTGAAGCAGCCCGTGCAGAAATGACACTCAGTCAGTTCAAGCAAGAGTTTGAAGCATCGTTTGAAGATATAGGCAACAGAGTGGCATATTCGTTTGAACGTGATCACAATGTCAAAACCTATGAAGGTGTCAAACCCAAAGAATGTCTGATTGGAGTTGACTTCAACAGAAATCCAATCTCAGCAACTGTGGGACATAGGAGCGGTGATGAGTTCTATGTCACAGATGAAATCCTTATATACTCATCAAACACAGACGAACTGGTGCAAGAAATACATCACAGATATCCCAACGAAAAAGTTTATGTGTTTCCAGACCCTAGTGGCAGCAGACAACAAACAAGTAGCAGTGGCAAAAGTGATCACACTATATTGAGCAATGCTGGCTTTCAAGTTAGAGCCCCACGCAAGCACGATCCAGTCAAAGACCGTATCAATGCTATCAATGCAAGATTCTGCAACAGTGATGGAGTAAGGCGACTGTTTGTTGACCCCAAGTGCAAGCACACAATAGAAAGTTTAGAGAAACACAGTTACAAACCTGGCACTGTGATACCAGACAAGGAGCGAGGACACGACCACATATTTGATGCGCTTTCATATTGCATCGCCTATCTATATCCAATAAGAAGACCTGCACCAGAGCCTACAGCACAAAGTTGGAGTGCCAAAGTCAGCCTTTAACCACCATTTTAAACCAAATATACAATCTGTGATATAAATACACTTGATATCACACTACAAGACAAACCTTAAGGAAACCCACATGGACGCTATTGAAACAATAGAAAGCCAGATTGCCTATTATTTAAGTGGCAACCAGCTTTACAGCGAATACAAAGACCATTGGCAGTATATGCTGGAGAGTTACACTGGCAGCGAAGAATATGAAAACGCCAATCACCTAATCAAATACAATCTAGAAACAGAAGGCGAATATGCTGCAAGATTGAGAACCACTCCACTGCAAAATCACTGCAACTCAATCATTGGAGTCTACACCAGCTTCATTTTCAAACAAACACCAGTTAGAGATTTGGGCGTGTTGGCCAACAATCCCATCACAGAAGAAATACTCAAAGATGCAGACTTGGATGGAAGAAGTTTCAACAACTTTATGAAAGACGTGAGTGTTTACGCCAGTGTGTTTGGACACACTTGGGTGATCGTAACCAAGCCAGACATTGGAGCAATCACACTTGCAGATGAAATAAGTGCAGGCGTGCGTCCATATGTAAATCTTATTACACCTCTCATGGTGTTGGATTGGAAATGGGAACGCAGTCAAACAGGACGCTACCAACTTTGTTATTTCAAATACATTGAAGAAATCAACGGCGATGTTAAAACCATCAAAGTGTGGACACCAGACACTGTGAAGACAGTTGTGGTAAATGACAAACAAGTCACAATAGAAAGCACAGAAGAAGTCAACGGATTGGGCGAAATACCAGCGGTGTGTGCCTACAACAAACGTGGCATCATCAGAGGCATTGGTGTTAGTGACATTGGCGACATTGCTGATCAACAAAGATACATCTACAACCTAAGTTCAGAGATTGAGCAAACCATTAGATTGGATTCACATCCAAGTGTGGTAGCCACCCCAAACACAATCCTAACAGCAGGTGCAGGCAGTATTATTCAAGTGCCAGAAGATTTAGATCCAGGTCTCAAGCCTTACATACTGCAAAGTTCAGGTGCAAACATCACCAGCATACTTGCAACAATGCAGGACAGTGTAAATGCCATTGACAAGATGGCCAACACAGGTGCTATCCGTGCCACTGAAGCAAAAACAATGAGTGGCATTGCAATGCAAACTGAGTTTATGATGTTGGCAGCAAGACTTGCAGAAAAAGCAGACGCACTAGAACTCA